CAATACGTGAAACATAATGAACGTATTTGTCAGGGTGAATTGTTTAAAGATGAAATATGTATTTTAGAAGAAATAAGTGAACCACCAGAAAGAAAAACTGCCAGAGATGGTGGTTTTGGCAGTACTGGTAAGAAATAAAAAATTTGATTAATGGAAAATTAATATGAACCAATTATTACATATAACACCCCCAAATTTAGATACACAGGGTAAAAAATATTGTAGATTATTTGAAGAGAGTGTTATTAATAATCATACTTTAAATCAATTCAAAATTCTTGTGGCAGGAATGAGATTTGGAAAAACCCATCTCATGATTGCACATGATATTCCTTTTATTTTGAAGTATGGGAACGCAGATTTAGTTATTACAAATTGTCCAATTAAAGGGCCTCTTACACAGAATTCATATAATATTACATCTATGTGTAACGAATATGAATTCTTTTATGCAGGAGAGGATATTAAACTTGCCAAACGAGCTTTAAAGGATGGTAAAAAAGTAGTTATGACTATGACAAATGCAATGGCATTTTGGAATGAAAAATTTGAATCCTTTTATGATTGGATTATTGATAAAGAAATTCTATCGGGACATATTTCTGATGAGTGCTGGTGGGGAACTATTTCTGATGGAGATTATGTTCCAGGCGTATCGGGAAATCCTAAAATTGGAGATTTATTTAAAGGGTCATGGTATAGAATAATGAGTAAATTGACAGCACATACACATCTTACTTATGGATATAGTGCTACAGAAACACTTATGTTTGATCCTGCATTTTTTTCTCCAAAAGATAAAAAGATGGAATATCATATTGAATTTAGTTTGTTAAATCCGAAATTATTAGCTCATAGACTTGCATGGTTTGGTGAAGCAACTTTTTATACACCATCAGCTAATTTGTTCGGAATACCAACTAAAGATGAAGCTTTTGATAAAATGATTCATTCTCTTTATTCCATTGAAAAAATTACAAATCGGAAACGAGCATCGTTTATTCACGCTAGGATGACTTATAGTGATGAGACATTAGCAAATAATCCAACTTGGACAAATGTAGATACTGTTGAACAAATTCAAGAAAGGCTTATGTCGAGAACAGATCTTCCACATAATCCAAATGAAATGTTTGGTTCAGTATTAACTTCTGACAGAGGTTGTTGGATATTTAATCAAAAAGGTGATACTGATAAACTTGCAGAAGATGATATATATGATTTATTAGATGACCAAAAACATCCATTAAGACATCTTATTACTGTTGATATGTCAAAAATGGGTGTAACAGTTCAAGCTCTTAAAGAGTTTTTCTCATTTAAGACTACTAATAAACAAAATCCAAATACAGGATCTATAGTTTATCAAATAAATCAAGCTGAGGGTAGAATTATTACTGTCAATCCTGGCATGCCACTTCCAGAGTTTTTTTCTGAGTATGGAAGTATACAGAATGTTCCAGTTTTTCCGAAGGAACTTAATACTTGTAATTTTTATTTGCGTTACAATAAAATGACGGAAGATTCTATAGATATTCTAAAACGAGATTTTCTACCTACTCATGAAGATTATCTACAAATGTTGAATAATAATTTTTATCCTACTAATGAAGAAATTTGTTCTATGGGATATACATTAGAACAACATGGTATTAGTGATGCAAAACATAAAAAGCTTGATAAACAAGTTATAGATATTGTTCCTAAAATTGAAGAAAAACTTGAGGGAAAAAAGAAAAACCGAAAGGCGTGAGTATAAATAATTATGAAAACTAAATATAAGTTGATAGTGAAAGATGCAGGAAGTTATGCAGAAGATTCACTACTGAAACTGTATTTTACAGTTTTAAGACATCGCTTTCATCACCTATGTAATGGTGATGGATGGCGAGACTGAGGCTGACCATAGTGGTAGTCTCACAACCAATCTCAAGTCCTGTGCTATGGATTGAGATTTCTTCAACACCAACCTTGCTTTATAAGGAGGAATTATGGTATCATTAGCACCACATTCACAATTTACTGCAAACGATTTAGAAAAATTCATGGGATTGTCCATTGGATTTGATTCTATGTTTAATCGTCTTGCAAATTTTCCACAACAACCGGAAGGTGGGGCATATCCCCCCTACAATATCCGAAAAAAAGATGACTTCAATTTTGTCATCGAAATTGCCCTTGCTGGGTTTTCGGAAAAAGATGTTGAAGTGGAACTTACGGAAAATGTTCTTCATATTCGCTCATTGGGTGAAAAAGGAAAACAAAATCTGGATACACCAGATTACGTCCATAGAGGAATTGCGAATCGCTCTTTCTCTCGTAAGTTTACTCTGGCCGATGACATTGTTGTTAGAGGTGCAGAGTTTCAGAATGGTCTTCTTAACATCACTTTGGAAAGAGTAATTCCAGATGAAAAGAAACCACGTATAATTTCGATCACCAATCCAAATGTGATTGAACATAAAAAGAAGTAAGTACACCTCTTCCCCCCACTAATATATACTTTGGTGGGGGGTTTTTTATTTTTTAATTGTTTGCAGGAGAAAAATCATGTTACCATTGGCTGGACTATTATTTAATGTTATATCGGGTCTCGTTATTGACAAGGCGCAGAATTTGGCAAAAGAACATGTTGAAAAAATGATCAACGATGTTCTTCCAGATGAAGCCAAGGATGAGTTAGAAAATATAATTGCAGGTGACATAGAACACCCATTTGAAAGCATAAAGGACGCTTTATCAGGTGCCGCAGAGGGGAAATTACCCATACCTTTCAAGGATGGAAAATTTCTTCCTATTGAAGTCGGGTTTAAGGTGAGGTTCGATCCCAACACGAAAGAAGTTAAAATTATACAAGGATAATTATGTATTTGACGAAAAATTTTTCATATTTAGAAATGATAAAAAGTTCAACCGCTCAACGTCTCAATGTTTCAAATGAACCAACAGTTGAACATGTGATCGGTTTGGTCAACCTTTGTAATCATATTTTACAACCAGTGAGAGAAGAATTTGGCCCGATTCGTATCAATAGTGGTTATCGTTCCCCTACATTGAACGCTAAAGTGGGTGGGTCGAAATCTAGTCAACATTGTAACGGTGAGGCGGCCGACTTCGAGTCTTCTAAAATCTCCAATCCAAAACTTGCAGCGTGGATTGCTGCAAATTTAGATTTCGACCAACTCATTCTGGAATTTTATGATGGCAAAGATCCCCACAGTGGCTGGATACATTGTTCTTATAAAAAGGATGGTAGTAATCGTGGAAAAACAATGACCGCTTTGAGAATTGGGGGAAAGACACAATATAAAAATGGTCTACTTTCGTGAGAATTGAGTTGACAAACACATTGTAGTGTGATATAATAAGATATACAAATTAAATGTTGATTGAGTTGAATTTTATGATTTTGATATAAAAAAATATATGAGTTTTTATACAAATGTGCATCGACTAGGGAATAACATTTTATTCCGTGGTATTTCCGACGATGGTGAAAGATTTAGAGATCGTGTAGAGTATAAACCCACACTCTATGTTCCTACCAAAGAAAAAACTAAATTTCGGACTCTTGAAGATAAACCAGTTGGAGAAATCCGACCAGGCAACATGAAAGAGTGTGGAGACTTTATTCGCAAGTATAGGGGGATCGACAACTTCGACATTTACGGTAACGATAAGTTTGAGTTTTCTTTTATTGCAGAATACTTTCCAGAAGAACATATTGATTATGATTTTTCACTAATTCGTATTGCATATCTTGATATAGAAACTGGATCAGAACATGGATTTCCAAATATCGAAACTGCAAACGAAGAAGTAACTGCTATCACAATTAAAGTGGATGAGAAGTGTTATGTTTTCGGTAGAGGAGAATTCGTTCATGATAGAGAAAATGTTTTCTATTTTCGTTTTGATAGTGAGGAGGCCCTTCTACGGAAGTTCTTCGAAATATGGGATAGAGAGTCGCCAGATATCGTTACAGGGTGGAACATAGAAACATTCGATATTCCGTATCTTGTCAATCGTGCAAAAAGATTGTTTAAGGACAAGAACAATCCTTACCGTTTACTTTCGCCTTGGAAAAAGGTTAGAGAATGTATGATCTTTGGGATGGGTGGTCGGGAACTTCAGTCCTACCAAATAGCGGGAGTAGAAACTCTTGATTATTTATCGATGTATCGTAAATTTACTTATACTAATCAAGAGTCATATCGACTCGATCACATTGCATTTGTGGAATTGGGAGAACGTAAACTTGATTATTCTGAACAGGGTTCTCTCCATCTTCTTTATAAAAACGATTATCAGAAGTTCCTCACATACAATATTAAAGATGTGGAACTGGTCGAAGAGTTAGAGAGCAAATTGAAATTGCTTGAAATGTTAGTTGCACTTGCATATCTCTGCAAGGTGAATTATGGTAACACATTCGGCCAAGTTCGGATGTGGGATACATTAATTTTCAACAATCTTCTCAGGAAAAACATTGTTATTCCACCAAAGAAACATTCGAGCAAATCCACACAGTTTGAAGGTGCGTATGTGAAAGAACCTATTCTCGGAGCCCACGAATGGGTAGTGAATTTCGATTTGAACTCTCTATATCCTCATTTGATAATGGAATATACGATTTCCCCCGAAAACCTAATCGGCGATAGTGAAATCTATAATAGAATGAGAGAACTGGAAAGTGCCTTGTAATATGTTATATCCCCACTTCGTTGTTTTTATAAATAACTATATGAGGATACAACTATTAAAAGGGGTAATATGTCAGCAAACAAATACATACCAAATCCATTCAACAATACAAAATATGTACACATATCAAAAGAGAAATTATTGGAATTATATGTCAATCAGAATATGAGAAGATACGAAATAGCAGATATGTTTGGTGTCGCAGATGTGACAATAAAAAAGAAATTACAAAATTTTGGAATAAAAAAATCATTCGAAGCGGAATGTAAAAACAAAGAAAGAAAGGTGACCAAGCAATGTTTAGAATGTGGCGGTGATTTTATAGTTGTTCCATTTAGGTCTCATGGTAAATGGGAAATAAAATATTGTTGTCATAGTTGTTCAGCAAAAGCCCGAGATTTAGGTAAAAAACATCGAACAAAAATGAGAACAATGAGATCCGCTAAAAGAAGAGCTTGGATGAAAGATGCACAATGTGAATTGACAACAGAAGAGGAAAATGTGATAGAGCAATTGTATCTCAAATGTCCAGATGGATATGAGATAGACCATATTATACCAATATCAAAGGGTGGTTTACATCATCCAGACAATTTACAATATTTGACAATGGTGGAAAATCGTTCTAAACGAGATAAGATTATATGAACAAGTTTAGAAATATAAAAGATCTGTCAAGGGAAGACATAAAACAAGAACTAGCAGATTGGGTTTATCTTCTTGAGAAGAAACAAACTTTGTCTGCTGTTCAGTTAGTCAATAAAGAGATTGACCTTTCTTCACTGAAACGACTGAATTGCACGATGTCCCCAAATGGAGCAATATTTAGTTGTGATAAACAAGGTTTTCTTCCAGAGATGATGCAAGACATTTATAATGATCGGGTAAAGTATAAGAAAAAGATGATTGCGACCAAGAAAAAGTTGCAGAAGGAAAAGGATGGAGACAAGAGAGTAGAATTGTATAAACTGATTTCTAAGTATCATAATATGCAGAACAATCTAAAGACTACGCTCAACTCCGCTTTTGGTGCAATGGGGAACGAACACTTTAGATATTTTGACCAACGAATTGCCGAAGCCGTTACAACATCTGGACAACTTTCAATTAAATGGATTGAAAAAGAAATCAATCGATATTTGAACGAAGTACTTAAACCAGAAAAAGAAAAAGATTATGTCGTGGCAGTTGATACAGATTCAGTTTATATTTGCATGGATGATTTGGTAAAAAAAGTCTATGGAGATACGATTGATGATAAAAATAAAGTAGTTGATTTTTTAGATAAGGTTTGTTCTGAACAAATGGAAAAAATCATAGATGCTTCTTATCAGAAACTTGCTGATTATGTAAATGCATACGATCAAAAGATGGTCATGAAACGTGAAAACATTGCAGACAAGGCCCTATGGACTGCAAAAAAACGTTATATCATGAATGTATATGATGCAGAGGGTGTTCGATATGAAACCCCACAACTCAAGGTTATGGGAATCGAATCAGTTCGATCCTCTACTCCTGCGGCGTGCAAAGAAAAAATGAAAGGCATTTTTAATATCATCATGAATGGCACAGAAGAAGAGGTGATAAATTATATTGATGAGTTTAGGGAAGAGTTTCGGGCATTAAAAGCAGAGGATATATTTTTTCCTCGCTCGGTTCGTGGGATAACAAAATATCACGATGCATCTCAATTGTATATTAAAGGCACTCCTGTTCATGTGAAGGGGGCGTTACTTTACAACAAACTACTCAAAGACAAGAAACTGACAAATGATTATCCATTAATACAAGATGGTGAAAAAATAAAGTTTGCATATCTCAAAAAACCAAATACGGTTGGTGGAGAAGTTATTGCAATAATGAATAGGTTACCACCTGAGTTAGAGTTGGAACAATATATCGACTATGATAAAATGTTTCAAAAATCGTTCATCGATCCTATGTCGACAGTGTTGTCTGCTATAGGTTGGCAGACTGAATACATATCAACACTTGAAGATTTTTTCGGATGAATGTAACTGAACACAAAAATATAGAAAATGTTATACGATATTTTTTATTATTTCTTCCACCAAGAGGAAGAAGATCTATATTGGATATTGGTTCTGGTGTAAATTGTCCATATAAGGGTGTTCTGAAAGGGAGACTTGGTATTGGGGGAGAGTATCGAGCGTTAGATATTCGTGGTGCGCCTCCAAAAGTAGATCATGTAATGGATTTAACAAAAGGTTCTCATTTTGAAGATAATCATTGGGAATGGGGATGGTGTAGTGAAGTTATAGAACATATTGATCCAGATAAGAAAAAAATATTTGTAAATGAGGCAATAAGGATATGTGAAAATATTGTTTTTACGTTTCCAACTCCTAAACTCAAAGAAGTTTTTTATGACGATCCTGGCCACACAGAGGTTAAAATTAATTTTGAGGAAGAGTATTCTCATTCTTATCAAATTACAGACAAAACAACTAAAACTGGTCGAGCGATTATTATTATGAATAAATTATTTGATGGAAATGTTGTTGTTCGGCCTGCATATAATGATGGATCGGATTTAAATATACATTGGAGATGACCTTCCAACCGCCCCAGTTTTTAGATGGTTTATAATCAGAAACATCGACAGTTTCGCAGAATTCTATGAGTTCTTGTTCGTATGGGAAATAAGTAATAGTAGACATGATAACCTCCTTCTTAGGTCGTTGCGTTTTGTATTTATAAAATAAATGAAAGGAGAAAAATGACAGATGAAGAAAATGGACAAAGATCACAGAGCACAGAAAGTCCCGATACAGAATTGTTTCAGAAAGGATTTCATGTGTTTATGGGGGATGTAACAATGGAATCAATGAATCCAATAATTAATTGGATTATTGCAGCCAATTTTGCTAAAGAAAAACAACACAAAGAGTTGACTTTGGGGATCTGTTCGCCAGGAGGAGATTTGAATGCTTGTTTTGCGTTACTCGATGTAATGATGGGATCTAAAATTCCGATACGTACAATTGGAATGGGAATGATTGCATCGTGTGGTCTTTTGATGTTCATAACTGGCACAAAAGGGAAAAGAATTCTCACACCAAACACTTCGATTTTATCCCATCAATTTTCTTGGGGTAGTTGGGGAAAGGAACATGAGCTATTTGCCCGTGTTAAAGAATTTGATTTGACCACAACACGGTTGATGAACCATTATAAAAAATGCACTAACTTAAAGGAAAAAGAAATTCGGGAAAAACTTATGCCTGCACATGATGTATGGTTAGATGCAAAAGAGGCCAAGAAATTGAGTCTTTGTGATGAAGTGCAAGACATGAAAATGAAATGAAAGGAACTAAATTATGAGTAATTATTTTAAAGACCTTGCCAAGTCGGCAGGAAATGAATATGGAATGTTGGTTGATGATGGTATTTTTGGTGGAGATGTGTCGCAATATATTGATACTGGTTCTTATGTATTCAATGCGTTACTGTCAGGTTCTATTTATGGCGGACTTCCTGCAAACAAAATAACTGCAATTGCTGGAGAATCGGCCACTGGCAAAACATTTTTCGCTCTAGGGTTAGTCAAACATTTTCTTGACATGAATCCTACTGGTGGGTGTATTTACTTTGAATCCGAATCTGCCTTGACCAGTGAAATGCTCAAAGAACGGGGGATTGATACGACAAGAGTATTTCATATGCCTGTTGCAACAGTCGAGGAGTTTCGATATCAAGCAGTCAAGATTTTAGAAAAACATGGCGAGATAAACGAGTCGGAAAGACCACCATTGATGATGTGTCTAGACTCTTTGGGAATGTTGTCAACCACAAAAGAAATGACAGATATATCTAGTGATTCTGGTAAAAGGGACATGACAAAGGCACAGGTAATCAAAGGTGCATTTCGTGTACTCACACTGATGCTCGCAAAAGTGAATGTTCCATTTATAGTTACCAATCACGTATATGAAAAAATAGGTTCACTTTACCCGACTAAGGTTATGGGAGGGGGAACCGCCGTGCAATATGCCGCCTCTTCGATTGTATTCCTGTCAAAACGAAAAGAAAAAGAAGGAACTGAAGTGATTGGAAATGTCATTCATTGTAAGATGCAAAAATCACGATTGACAAAAGAGAACAAAATGGTTGATGTTCTATTAACATATCGTGATGGACTGCATAAGTATTACGGTCTTCTCGAAATGGCAGAGGCTGCAGGGATATTTAAGAAAGTAACTACACGATACGAACTTCCAGATGGTTCGAAATTATTTGGAAAACAAATCCTCAAAGATCCAGAGAAATATTTTACAGAGGATATACTGAATCAACTTGACAATTATGCAAAAATAGAGTATACTTATGGAAGAACAAATGGAGATGTCGCCGGAACAGATCAAGAAGTATTACAACAGAGTTCCTGACCCAGACGAAAAGGAACGTCTTTGTGTCAGAATAGAAAGAGGCCCGTTTGCTGGAATAGATGTTGCATATGGTCGATTTCAAATGGCAGACAAGGATAATGATGATGGTACTTCAAAGGTCAGATTTGAGTATGATATTGTGACCATACCTCCGGAGTTTAAAAATAAGGAATTTTCAGACGAAGAGGGAGATGAATTTGAATCTCTTTTAGGAAAAATTTATATTCATGTTCTTAACAAAGAGTTAGAAAAACAAAAAGAAGAAAGTGAAGATGGAAAGACTCGAAAATATCATTTTGCGAAGCCTACTTTATAATGAAGAGTACGCAAGAAAAACACTCCCATTCTTTAAGGATGAATATTTTACTCAATTTTCAGATAAAGTTGTTTTTCAGGAAATAAGAAACTATTTCAACAAATATTCCAATCCGCCAACAAAAGAGGCGGTTATCATAGAATTGGGTGAACGTAATGATCTTACAGATGAAAATTTTCAATCAACAACAGAACTATTAATAGAAGCAGAAATTGCTCACGAAAAGAACGAAAAAGAAGATTTGCCGTGGTTGTTGGAACGAAGTGAAAAGTTCTGTCAAAACAAGGCTCTCTATAACGCAATAACAGATTCGATTGGGATTTTTGACGAAACCAAAGAATCAGATTATAGTAAAGAAGCAATCCCCACTATCTTGTCTGATGCTCTTGCCGTTAGTTTCGATCGAAATATTGGACATGATTTTTTGGAAAACGCAGAAGAACGTTTCGAGTTTTATAGAAAAAAAGAAGAGAAGATGCCTTTTGATTTGGAGTACTTCAACAAAATCACAAGTGGAGGATTGCCGAGGAAATCTCTTAGCATCTGCCTAGCAGGCACAGGAGCTGGAAAATCTTTATTCATGTGTCATGTTGCGGCAAATTGTCTCACCGAAAACCGAAACGTGTTGTACATCACATTAGAAATGGCAGAGGAACGAATTGCGGAACGTATAGATGCAAACCTGTTAAACGTGACTATGGGCGGATTGAAAGATATTTCCAAAGAACACTATAACAAAAAAATAGACAAACTTAAAAACAAAACCAGTGGGAGATTAATCATTAAAGAATACCCTACCGCATCCGCATCTGTTTCTAATTTTAAAGTGTTGTTGAACGAACTCAAAATCAAAAAGGGGTTCGTACCAGACATATTGTTTATCGATTATCTAAACATCTGCACTTCTTCACGTTACAAGAACAACATTTCCGCTGGTTCATATTTTGTCGTTAAGGCAATTGCAGAGGAGGTGAGAGGGTTGGCAGTTGAGTGGAACATTCCCGTCGTGACCGCAACGCAGACGAATCGAGCAGGATTTCTCTCCACTGACATCGACCTAAGTGACACCAGTGAAAGTTTTGGGATCACGGCTGCGGCAGACTTCATGTTCGCTTTAATTTCAACAGAAGAGCTGGAAGAACACAATCAAATCAAGGTGAAACAACTCAAAAATCGATACAATGACCCTGTTAAAAACAGAAACTTTGTGGTTGGAATTGATCGTGCTAAAATGAGACTTTATGACGTAGAGGAAGAGGCACAGGCAGAA